GTGAAACAAGCGAATTTGTTGATGATTTAATTGCTGTTTTTGAGAAACATAGAAAATTGATTTATTCTAAAGGCAGTAGAATTGAAATTCAGCATCACGCTTACATGGAAGCTTACATGGAAGGAAAATAACCATGAATATCTTGTACGAATTACAAAAAAACATCCATGCGCCAAAGGACAAAAAAAACACCTTTGGAAACTACAATTATAGGACCGCTGAGGGCATTCTTGCGGTGGCTAAGTCTGTGATGCCTGAGGGCGTAAGCATTGTGCTTAGTGACGATGTTATCGAGATTGGGGGGCATGTTTTTGTGAAGGCAAAAGCAACCTTAAAATCAGGGAGTGACGTTATTGCTGAATCTTTTGGTTTTGCTGGGCATCCTTTGGATAAAAAAGGAATGGATTTTTCGCAAATCACGGGGGCTTCTTCGTCTTATGCCCGTAAGTATGCTTTGCAAGGCTTGTTTGCCCTTGACGATAGTTCCGCTGACCCTGATGTTACCAACAAGCATGATAGCGCACCTACGGGCGGAATGACGCCCAAGACAGACTATCGCAAGCCAGCACCGTCTTCTGGCGACACGGGAGATGGTCCTAAGCTGGCAAGCGATAAGCAAAAGGGCATGATCTCTATCCTTGGGAAAAAGCTGCCCCCAGATGTAACGACTAAAATCAAAGCAGACTTTAAAATTATGACCATAGATCAGTGGAATTCTATGACATCATTCACAGCGTCTAAAATTATTGAGGCTTTGCAAAATGCGGAAAAGTCGCCACAAGAACACGTTTTAGATGATGAAATTCCTTATTAGAGTTGGAGAGTTTTTATGAGTGATTATTTAGCCACAGACAAACAAAAACGCTACATGGCGCATTTACTTTTTAAACTAAAAAGTGACGATAATGGGCTGTTTCCGTTTTTCTTACCTGAAATTACAAAACAATTTAAAATTGTTGGCTGTGAAAATTTGGAAAATTGGCAAAACCTTACAAAGGATCAAGCATCAAGTATTATAGATTTCTTGATAAAACTGCCAGACAATAAGGGTGATACAGTGAACTTGATATTTTCTTTAATTGGTTACGAAGAGAATCGTCAAGAAAAATGCAGCCAAGCTATTTCAGGTTATTAGAAACAGTTTGAAAATCAAGAAAATGCTGTGTAAGGTGATGTAAAACCTGCCAAAGGAGAGATGAAGTGAGGTTCTTTTTTTCACTCTCTAAACCTAAAAAACCCCAAATAAAGGAAGACCCTATGTCTGAAGTCCAACAACACTTGGCCGCTATTGAGGAAGTTTACAAAGTGGCTTCTTTTGATCTTGCTGCTATTGCTTTTCGTATTATTCGCAGCCCTGAAATTGTTGCTAAAATTACGAAAGTGGAAGGCGAACAACTGATTCTGTCTGCTCTTAATGACTTTCCTAACTTTCAAAATCAAGTTCGCACCACTGTTGCACACGTGCAACAACGGGGAAACTAAAGGCCCCTGTTGTGGATAACAGCAGCAACACAAATACCAAGTTGCTTGTGACGTTGCTTGGTATTGTTATCGCTACCATTGCGGGGGCTGGTCCGTATTTTTTGCAGACACAAGCCGCCATTGATAAAAACTTGGCCGTAATGGTAGCCTTGCAACAAAAGTCTGAAAAAGACTTTGAAAAGCTGGAAGGTCGCTTGACCAACGTTGAAAACGCAATCCCTTCTTTAATTACCCAAGGTGATAAATGATGCTTTCTCTTTCTCAGGACGGAATCCGATTGATCCATGCTTTTGAAGGTTGCCGATTAAGAGCATACGATGATGGGGCAAAGTATCCCACTATCGGATGGGGGCACAGAATATGGCCAGAGGAAACAGAGCGTTTTAAAAATGGTCTTACCCAAGAAGAGGCAGACGCACTTTTTTTGGTAGATAAAAAAAAAGCAGAAAACCACATCCACGATTTGGTCCATTTTCCCCTAAACCAAAACCAGTTTGATGCTATGGTTTCTTTTGTTTTCAACCTTGGGAGAGGGAAAGTTTCTAGTTCAACCATACGCCGCCTGTTGAACGAAGGCAGAATACAAGAAGCATCCGCAGAATTTAAACGATGGATTTATATCAAGGGTCAACCTTCTAACGGCCTTCGCAGACGCAGACAGGCGGAATCTTTGATGTTTTTAGGCAATGAAGGATGGAAAGAGTTATTATGAAAAACCTAACCATTTACCAAAATGTGTTTGAAAACCTCAAAGGGGAAACAAACGCGCACTGGTTATGCGTGGCATTGATTGATAAATTAAACAATACGCATGATTTTTTGCTTGAGATTGCTCGTACTATGCAGAGAAACGTAGATGACGTGGATCAGGAAAAAAGGGAAAGTCTCGAAGAGATTATAGATTTTGCGGATGATCTCGCTGAACATATCCGTATTGAACAATACAGACATA